GTTTGGATAATCATCCATCCATACGTTTTGTTACGTTTGGACATCTCGCACGTTACGCACAATAGTGTGGGTACGTGAAGAAGTGTAGCATCATCGTTTTGAGGCGACGATGCTGTTATGCTCAATACACTCGCCTCTAAGGAGGTACAGTGTATTATGCAACGTATAAGAACGAGAACCCGGTCCGACTCACCATCCACTCTTCGAATGGATTATGAGATCGGCGTGGGGACGTGTGCAGAGCCGAATTTTATAGAATCTTCTTATAATGATACGGAGTTTATACCAACAAACGACTCTGAGTACATGTCTGATGTGGTCACTCATGATTTTGCGAAACTTAGCGCTTTGGGTTATATCTTTAATAACCCAATGACTAGGATTCTCATTCATGAGACTGACAGTCCTTTTGTTTTCTCGAAGACACATCACCACAGTCATGTGGCATGTACTCCTCCGAAAACATTGTACTGGACAGATGACCAATCAGGCGCTTCATCTACTAAGGCTCGCGCCATAGCTGATGAAATCTCGTTTCTTACACCGCCGCCTCCTCCTCTCGACACGGTTAATCTAGCCATTACTGAAGCCTGGGCAAACGTTGGCCAGGCTGATGTACTTGGTTTGGTTGTCCTTGCTGAGAGTCAGAAGACGGTTGCATCCACTATCAAGATTCTTTACCGAGTCTTGCGTATCGTTAATGCGTTACGTAAGGCAAAGTGGAAAGTTCTTAGAAAAGAGCTTTCTCCAAAAGAACTCAAGGAAATGTGGATGGAAGCAAGATATTCACTTCGCCCTTCATATTACGACTTGAAAGGTATACTTACGGCGCTTAAAAAGATCGCCGCTGGTAAACATTCTCAAGGTCGTAAGACTGCAAGGTCAAGTGGAATATCTTGCGAAACCAACGCGACTGATTATATTGATAAGAGTCATGCGAACACCGTACACAATGTTGTGTTTAGGTGGACGCGTAGCTCTAATCGTATAACCACTTCTCGCGCTGGGGTTCTCACCGACATTTACTCCTCGGGAGCAATCAATGCTCTCGGACTAACTCGGTTGCTAGAGACTGCTTGGGAATTAGTTCCCTTGTCTTTTGCAATCGATTGGTTTGTAAATGCCGGTAAAACGATTGCTTCTTTCTCACCTCTCGTGGGACAGAAGCATCTAGCCTCATGGGTAACGACTACAGAAGTCGTCACTCAAGAAATTGTCGGTGCTGCGATCAGCATCAACTGCCTCAAGACTGATACCGATTGTATTGGTATCAGTGCATCAGGCGGTGGTACGTGGTCTAAAACGACCACTGATGTTCAACGCGCTCCGGATCCTTCGCGCAGTCTTACGCCGCATGTTAATATTCGGCTTGACGCTGCGAAACTTGTAGATCTTATTATAATACTTGGTCAGAGAGCTTCTCAGATCATGTAAAGTTTTAAGATTTACAGGTAAATCTCCTTCTCTCCTCTAATTATTATGAGAGAAGACAACCTGACGTCGATTATTATTAATCGACGTGGCCGTACCAAGGAGTACACCATGCAAATCGACCCAATCACCTTAGAGTACGATCACGATCATGACGGGGGAACAACCCCCTTACATGAGCTGGAATTTACCAGGGCTGAAGAAGCTCCTGGTAGATCCCTTTACGTGAGCGAGAACCACACTCTATCGCTACGCGACACTCTGGCTTTCTATCGGACGAACCCGAAAGTCAACGGTATGTTCAAAGGCGTTGCAAAAACGTCTGTGAAATTTACCTTTGACATTTCAGTTCCTTCCACAATCGGAGAATCTTCTCCTGTTGTGGCCCCGATGATTGTTGAAGCGTCGTTTAGCATTCCGGTGGGTGCCACGCCAGCCCAAGTCTTAGAGATAAGACAGAAGCTTGTGGCACTGCTGAACATGGATACCCAAATGGACTTGCTGAACAATCAGCTCGTCGTATAGGGGATATCAACATGGAGACTGTTTTACAATTCGTCAAAGAGATTGCTTTGGCCATAATTGGCCAAGCTGCAAACTTACTTGACAAACTGATAAACCGACCTATGTGATATGTCCATGGAGGAGACATGAAATATGCCCCCCTGTCAGCACGGAAAGGACGTATTAATACGTCCTTAACGCTTCCAGATGATTATTTCTGGAAGCTACTTCAGTGGTTCACCGACGACCTCAGAGAGATCATTGGTGTAGAGTCATTTAATAGGCTTCAGAATATTACACGAAAGCGTGATATTCTTGCCTATATGGCTCTCTCTAGTGAGTGGAATCTGCAGAGTATTGATTCTGCTAGTAGTGACGATGTGCATAAGCATATTGCTTGCTACTGTCTCTCTAACCTTCTTAAGAAGTACCCATTTCAAACCGGAGCTCAAGAACGTCAACAAGCAGCTTATGATAAATTTAAGCTGTTTGAACGTAGGTGCAAACTGTTTAACGACGGTTTGCACTCTGAGTTGTCCTGGTCTGATAATGAGTGGACAGTCGATGTATTTACATACATAGCTGCCTTCTTAAAGAGGTTATTAGGCTTCTCTTTACCTAATGAGGAGCAATTGACGGAGTGGTCGCGTCATGGGCCCGGCACATCTTTAGGCATGAAAGAGGGCAAAACGAGTGTTTATCATAAATACTCGGATTGGCCTTATACATGTACTAATGATGCGTACGGGCTAGCCGTGGCTGCCATCGAAGGTGATGAACGATGGTTCGGAGCATTGCAAAATTCATATCGAGAACGATATGGGATTCCTATCCAATATCCTCTTAATATGAAAATGTTCTGGGCCAGAGTAATCACAATTGTTGATGGTAACACAATCACTTTCGTCCCAAAAGATGCGATGATTGATCGCACTATTGCAATCGAGCCTACTTTAAATTTGTGGTTACAGCTTGGCGTTGACGGATATATGCGACGTCGCTTGAAGCGATGGGGCATAGATCTCGATACGCAGGCTAAAAACCAGGAGTATGCTCGGCTCGGGTCTTTGGACAATACGGATGATCCGTTTGTCACACTTGATCTTGAAGGGGCTTCGGACAGTATTTGTCTTAAACTCCTCAAGTTAGTGTTACCCGATGAGTGGTACCAATACCTATGTCGGATAAGATCCAAGGTTGGATCATATCGCGATGAAACCTTTGTTTATTCTAAAGTTTCATCTATGGGTAATGGTTTCACTTTTGCATTGGAATCAGCTCTCTTTTCGTCCATAATATGGGCTGTAAAGAAGGCTGACGGTTTAGAAGCAAATTTCGATGACGTATGTGTTTATGGCGACGACATTATTGTTCGTCGATCCATTGCATATAAAGTTATCGAGCTTCTCCGCCTTTGCGGCTTCACTATTAACTCCTCCAAATCTTTCCTTTTTGGAAAGGTTAGGGAGAGTTGTGGAGCTGACTGGTTCCAAGGGACACCATGTAGACCTGTGTACATCAAGAAGTTTCCATCAAGTGTAATGGACCTCTGGTCTGACGTTAATCGTCTTCAGCGGTTATTATATCTTAGGTGGTATATTCTTCCTGATGAATCCAAACTCATATCTTGTATGGAAAAATGGATTCCGGAATCTTTCCGGTCATTCATCGGTCCATATAGCGATATTGAGTTTGATTGCTATAGACATAGCCTCCGTAAAACATATCGGTGGCGTAATTGTCTATTGCACTACAGGAGGCTTGTAATCAAGCCTATACCTCAAGTTGGGCGTGATTTCCTGTTTCGGAAGATCATGCATGATTTGAGACCATCTACACCTGAGTCAGAAATGCTCAGGATAAGTGGTGCTGGAAGTAGATTCACTGTGACGCATCGAAAGAAGCTCACGGTGGGCGCAGCGTACTCCGCTACCAGTTACTGGCAGTCAGAGTACAACGAGGTAAGACCGATTTGACAAATCGGAAGTTATGTTAGCCCATAACTTCTAATTCTTCAAAAACGTACTTATCCCGATCCTCTATGAAAAAATG